GGGGCCGGGCCGGCAAGCGTCACCGTTCATCGGGATCCCGACGACGGAGCACTCCAACAGCTTCGGCCGCAAGTAAACATACCCCTGCTTCGCGTACCGAGGGTCATCCATCGGCAACTGCGCGCGGGCCAGCACGGCGGTCGGCAGGAAACCGACCGAACAGGCGTGTAGGTGCCCCTTGTCGAGCATGTCGGCCACCAGGGCGGCCAGACTGTGCATGGCCGGCTCGGCGGGCCGGTAGGGCACGAAGTCGCCGGACAGGGGTTGTCCGCCCACGTTGGCCCATCGGCCGATGGGCATCCCCCACGTCGCATGGTTGTAGAACGCGACGGGGTTGCGCGCGAACCCGCCGAGGTCCCAGTCCTGATCGACGATGTCGCTTGCCCGATCGACGCTGTCGGTGGACATCGTGAAGCGGAAGGCGGCCTCTCCGTCTCCGGCCGCCCGGGTGATCGAACCCATGGCGCGCCAGCCGACAGCCTGAACGGGCGCCTCGCGGGACACCAGGGACGAGGCCCCGGCGAGGCGGGCGATCACATCGCCGCTCGGCACCTCGCCGCGCTCCACGGCCCGCAGGTCGTCGGCCGACAGGCAGCACGCCTCAGCCACCAGGGACCGGGCCACGGCCCAGCCGACGCTCTTCGACTGCGCGACGCTGGCCAGCACGCTGGCGAGGCTGCTGTCGGGGCGGCTGTAAACCTGAATGAGGGTCGTCATGTCAGACCCCTACCACGCGCGCGGCGGTGGTGCAACGGCAATTCACCACCTCGGCAGCAGAGCGAAACAGGCCCGGGCCTGCGGCGCGCTCGCCGGTGTGTTTTCCGATGGGGATCGAGAAGTCTTCGCCCGGGTCGACCTGCACCCCGTCGAGGGCGAGGTGAGAGGGGCGCGTGGCCGCGTCTTTGGCGGCCAGCCATTCGACCTTGAAGGCCACCCCGATCTGCGCCGCCGACTGGTAGGCCGACACGGTCCCGGCGCCGATCGCGATCCCGGCCTCGGTGCGCGCGATCCGTAGCGCCCGCATGGGCGACCACGTCCCGGCCGTGTCGAGCTGGATCGCGGCCTGAAGCTGGTTGGACGACCAACCCTCGGCGAGGCCGCGCCGGACGATGGTGGCCAGATCCGCCCGCGTGACCCCGTCGATGGCCACCACGTTCTCGGCGACGGGTAGTGTGGACGGCGACAGGACCGGGTCCCAGGAGATCGAGCGCCCGAGGTCCCGGGCGACGCGCTCGAAGCCCGCGCGCTCGGCGTCGCGCATGACCGGGTCGATCAGCCCGGCCAGCGGGTCGCCCGAGTCGCCCAGGAGGATCGCGGCGAACGTGTCGGCGATCAGGTCCCGGTGGACCTCGGGCCACGCCTTGACCGCCATGGGTTCCGGCCATTCGAGGAGCCGGACGCGGCCGGCGACGGTGGCCTTTTGCTCGGCGAGGAAGGGGCGCACGGTGACCAACAGGGCGCGCTCTGCGGGCCGCTGGACCGTGCGGACGTAGCGCGCCCACTCCTGGCGGCGGGTCGGCTTTGCGGCGCGCTGTACGGGCCCTGTGATGGCTTTTTCGGGGTGCAGTTCTTTGTACTTCCGACGCGCCCAGGCCCGGCCCGGGTCGCCGCCCCAGAGGAGCCACGCGATCCACCCGTTCGACGGGTCCGAGTCGTTCCCGAAGCCCGGGGCGTCGCGGTCTGAGTTGTGGCGGGCGAAGTAGTTCACCATCCGGCCAACCGTGCGGGGCGACAGGTTGCGCCGGCCGGAAATGTCGCGGGCCCGGGCGACGCCTACCGCGGTCCCGCCGCGGCCGTGCTCCTCGCGCAGCCGCAGGCCCTTCTTCGCCGCTGCCGCCATTTCGGCGGTAGGGCGGAGGTCAATCGCCATCGGCGAGGGCCTCGTCAAGGGCGGCGCGGGCCGCGTCGATCATCTCCTGATCGCCGCCCTCGATGGCGTCGAGGAGGTCCTGGGCCGCAACCGACAGCCCGGCGGGGGCATCCGTGCCACCCTCGGCGGGGTCGCTGGCGAACATGTCGGGGGTGACCTCGTTGAAGCCCTCCAGACGGTAGGCCGCCTCGGGGGTCAGCCCGTTGTCGATGTGCGACTTCACCCGCTCCAGCCGCGCGCCGCGGTCCTCCTGGAGCGGGGCCACGCCGCCAAAGTCGAACCGCACCCGGACGGGCTCAAGGTAGCAGGCGCCGATGGCGTCGAGGATCCCGTGGATGCGCTCCGCCTCTCCTCGGATGTTGCGCCAGTATTGCGTAGACTGTTCACGCGCCGTCGCGTAGTTCGCTGTCTCCAACCCGAGACGCACGGGCGGCACCCCGGTAACAGCCAGCGTGCAGGCGCGGGCGGCAGCGCTGCGCTCGGCCTCCTCCATCTCCTTCGGTGACCACGACAGGGGTGTTAGCTCCAGGCTGCCCGACAGGACGGCCACACCCTGATCGGCGGCCGTGAACGCCTTTGTCAGGCTCGACTCAGCCTGGGCGATCTGCTGAGGGGTCAGGGGGGGCGACCCGGCCCGCGGGCTGGCGATGGCGTCGGGGCGGCCCTTGCGGCTACTCTCAGCGGCGCGGCGGCTGGCGTTGTTGTTCGCCGAGATCACCGCGTCCAGGGGCGCGGCGGGCGCCATCCCAGACAGGTCGGTGGCGTCGTAGCGGGCGCGGAAGCGATGGGCCGAAACAATGCCCGACTGCCCGTAGGTGGCGCAGGGGAGGTTGGCGTAGCCCCCGAAGCCGCCGCCATCGTCCACCGCGTACCCAGCGATTGAGCCAAGGCTGTTGGCGATTGGTTGCACCCGCGTCGGGGGGAGCCAGATCAGCGCGGTCGGGCCGGCATTTGCGTTTTGGATCAGGACGTGGCCGTAGGCGTTGCCCCCGGCGCCGAGGTCGACCATCCACTGCTCACACAGTTCGCGCCACGAGGTCGGCCGGATGGCGATGGTGCCGGCGCCAGTCATGCTCAGCGCCCGCGTGCCGTTCGGGTTGGCGAGGAGGTCCAGCACGGGGTGCGACTTGAGCCGCTTGCCGTTCTTGTCTTCGGCGTACAGGGGGAGGGTAGACAGGTCCATCGCCTTGTCGGCGACAGAGGCGTGGAACCAGGGGTCAAGGGCGACAGCCCGCAGCGCGCCTGCGGGACTGTACTCCGGCGGCGTGGAGAGGCCCGTGCCGTAAGCGGCCCCGGCAGGGATGGGCTTGTCGCCGTCCAGGGTGGGGACGGTCACCGACTGCCCGAGGCCGAGCGAGCGGGCGACCCACCCGGAGAGGCGGGTCCAGCGGGATGGGGCGGTGGCGGCGTCGCTCATGGGTGGCCCCTACCACGGATCGGCGTCACAGTCCACCCGCGCGCGAGTAGCCGTGTAGTTCGAGGCCGAGGGACAGGTAGCGCAGGCAGTCCCAGGCGTGGTCATCACCCACGACCACCACCTCCTGATGCGCGGTCGCCTTGCCCCAGCGCAGCAGCTCCAGTTCGCGCACAACGCTGGCGCAGCAGTCATGGATGATCAGGTGCGGGCGCCCGTTTCCATCGACGGCGAGGCGCCGGCAGAGAGCATCGTAGCTGTCTTGGCGCGACTTGACGGCGGGGTGGCAGGAGAGCCCGTACTGAGTCGCCAGCGAGGCGATCGCCTGCGCGTCGGCCGGGTCGGCGAGGCGCAGGGCCGGCTCAGGCTCCGCGCGCCCGGTGCCGTCGCAGGCGCAGCACCGCTCGGCCGCGGTGGCGAGGCGGCGCGCGGCGAGGCGCGGGTCTGTGCGGGCGTGGATGATCTCGCGGGCGTGCTGGTCACCCAGGATGCGCCACTGCCACCACTCCGGGGACCCGACGGCGGCCCGGATGTCATGCGCCCGGGGCCAGCACGCGGGGCACAGCTCGGCGTCGTGGATGGCGCGGGCGTGGTGGGCCGTGGTGCGCTCGGCCTCGTAGTGCTCCCGGTAGATGTGGAGCGTGTCGTCGGGCCCAAGGGCGCCCCACAGACAGACGAAGGGATCGCGAAAGCCAAAGTCAATGACGGTGAAGCGTGGCCAGTCGGCCGGCGGGGTGAAGGCGGGGACAACGTGGGCGGCGCGCAGGAAGTCGGGATGCACGCGGCCGGTCGGGTCGACGATGGCGCCCTTTAGGCGGCTGGCGGCGCGGGCGCCCACGGCTTTGCGCTCAAGCATCCGACTGTCTACCCACGGGTTATCCTCCCCGTGGATCTCCACGTCTACGACGCCGGGCGGGGCCGCTTCGCCGGTGTTTCGGTAGCCCAGGAATTTGGTGAGATACCCGGTCCAGCCCGACAGGGAGGTCATCGTGTTCAAGGTGGGGGCGGTGTGGTCGACACAGCGCATACCCGCCTCCTCTGTCACGTCGTCGTCGAGGGGCTCCTCATCGAAGTGTAGGAGGTGGATGGCCGAGCCCTGAAAGCCGCCGCGGCCCTGCTCGACGCACTTCGAGACGATCACCCCGCCGTTTGGCAGGATGATCTCGGCCTGTTGGTTCTGTTTCCATCGGACACGGCGGGCCACCGTGGGGCCAGGGATATACAGGTCAATCGACGGGCGGAGGTATTCGAGCGAGTCGGACCACGTCAGGGAGACTGACCAGACGCGCCCAGGGCCGGGTTGGATGCGGCCCAAGGGGAGGCGGTTGTGCTGGGCCCAGACCTGGACGATCGGCGAGGTCGCCCCATAGGCGAAGGCGGCGACAAGCTGCGCCCCGGCCTTCGTTTTGCCCGACCTGTTGCCCCCCATCAGGAAGGCGTCGACGGTGCCCCCGGCGAGGGTCTGGCGCACGGCGGCCCTCTGAGAGGTCCGCAGCTCCGTCACCCCGCAGCGCGGGCAGCGGTGGAGCCAGCCCGGGCCGACGTGC